GGAAACAGATTGACAAATATTTGGCAGTCTGTCAATATATTTCCGTCTTCGTCCCAGGAGACTTCTTCGACCACGAAACGCCCCGGCTTAGTCAACTGGGGCGTTTCGATTTTAAGGGGAAATTCCTTCCCTCTTTTTGGACGCCATACTCCTCCGTTTCTTACAAATCTTTTAAGCTCCAGAGTTTGTCGGAAACTCCTGAACGTTCAAGAATTCTGGGATGAGAAGCTTTCCGGCTGCCGGAGTGAGCGCGGACATTTGCTTCATGAACCAGGGGATACCGCCTCTGGTATGGGCAGAAAGCGCTCTGCGAAGTCCCTGTATTCTCTGGCCCACTTCACACAATCCTCGTGCATCCCGGCGTACCGATACTGCGTCAGTTTGTGGTAACCATAAACTTCATAGACCACGTCCGTCCCTGGACTTTTAGCCTCTGACATCTGGAACACATGCCAGTCGAAGCGATCCGCCCCCGTCATGTCTAGGTAATAGCGCCATTGCAACCCGTCCACGTAGCGTTCTGCGTCAAACTGCTCCGTGGTCTTCAGGTCGGTTACAAGCTTCCCCGTAATCCCATCTACTCGACCCTTGACCAGAAGCCCCGCGTAGTCTTGGGACAAGGAAGCCTCCCTCAAGCGTGGCAAGGCCATCTCCGCGTCCACGAGAAACTGGAATGTGTAACCCATTGCCGACACCGAATAGTGATCCGTCTCCAGTGTCGATTCCAGAGCCTTGTGAAACGCCTCTCCAGCCTTCATTTTGTCGGTTTGCTCCCGAACCAGAATCTTGGTCAGAAGCCAACCCACGTCAAGGTCTTCCTGCTCTTTCCATATCTTGTACAGGTTTAAGTTACTCACTGAGGTTTCGAGCATGGCTACGCTCCATCGGCAAACGAGAAGTCTTCGGTCTTCTCCGTTTTGGGCTTGGGTGACTCTTTTAGTTCGTAGGCGCCGAGTGTACGACTGAACACCATCCCCGCCTTTGTCGCCGCGGCGTGCAGCATCATCTTGATAACCGGCCCCGCCTTGGTTACTTCGGGAATGAAGTGATTGAACTCGTCCGCCGTCTTGCAAGCGTCAATGGCAATTCCCCATTCTTCCATCATGTCCTGCGCGGCCTTCTGCTCCGCGCTCATGGCATTGATCTTTTCCTTGATCTGCCGAATCAACCCGCCAAGAAAATCCGCCGGTAACGGGCTGGGAACCTCTATCAGTTCGAACGCTCCCGGATTCTTGCCGTAGGAATTCTCTCTCGGAGAAAAGTCGATAAACCGCTTCTTCCCCTCAATATAAAGCTTTCCCATGGCATCGACCGATTTGTAAATCTCCCCCTTTGAGCCCCCCTGAACGTCAAGGCGCTCAATCACGTCATCGCCCCGGCGCTGCTCATCCATGTGGCAAAGTAAACACACATCCTTTCCCATGCCATTGAGCATTTTCATCCACGCCCCAAACTTGGATTTCAACTCTCCGTATCCTTGAAGAGTCAGCGCTCCTCCGCGGCCCATCTTCGGGTTGCTGGCGATGATCGCTGTCGTCAGCTTATCTAGCGACCGCCCAGCGGTATCGACTACCAACGTGGAATACGGAGCTAGATCTTCCGCCGCAATCTCTGCCATATCCGACCATTGCTTTACTGACACGCTGTCTTTCCGGTTGGAAGCTCGGTACGCTCCCTCGTCAGCATCCAGCAGGAGCGGGTTGTCGGCGGTAAAGCCGAGAGTGGTTTTGCCGATTCCGGGAGGACCGTAAATGCACAAATTGACCCTCTCGATCATCATTGGTTCAGAAGACTTCACGATTCGTAAACTCATTGTTCCTCCTTAAAAATACGGACCGCCGTTTGCTCCTTGCCGAAACCTGTAAAACTGCATAATTGCCCACGCCCAAAAGCGAATCACAAAGTTCGGGCCTCGAAGTATTCTGTCTTCCCAATAAGAGACTGCGTTTACGTTCTGCCAACCTTCGCAAAGCTCATCTTCGCAATTGCAGGGATAAACTCGTCTACCCATCTTCCGAAGTTTTTTCACGCTGATTTTGCTTCGGAGCGCATAAGCTTGCTCGAACTGACTCTCCGTTAATCGCGACGATACTCGGCTTTCCATATTTGATGGCATCAGCTATCTCCATTGCTTGATCGTATCGAGCTAAGTCGGCATCCGAATGAAGAACCCTCCAGCAATCGCTGTCTTCGTCATGCGAAGCGCGGCAATCGCCACATCCTAGGCATATATAGTCATAAATGGAGCCTGCTGGATAACTAGACCACGGCGGCGCGATCAAGGCATCCCCACGGAGATTACCCTGCGCCCGCGCTCGTTCATGAAACATCTGCAACTTGGCATTATGCTCCTCTTGTATGCGGTAAATCATCGTCCCCTCCAGAAGCGAATCGCCACGACAACTAGGGTGATGGAAACTATCACCAACTGCGCCCATTGGATAGAGCTGGGGCCCGCATCCTCAAACATCATTGTTCCTCCTTGGAAATATGGCACGCCGTCTGTTTTCTCTGGTCAGTCAGCATCTGCTGTGCATTTACCGCCGCCTCCGTGGCCATCCTGCCCCAGAACGACGCATCCTCCTGCAAGTGGCCGATCTCCTCATTGCGATGGTCGATCACGACCATTTGAGCGCAGATCAATCCGGCGGCCCAGAGCAGAACGAAGGCGCGGAGAATGCGGTAAATCATCTTTTCCTCCCTAGATAAACCTTGACAGCCTCCACAAACGCTTTCTGTGTGGAGATTCCCTCAGTCGCCGCTTTAATCTTCATTTGCCTGTAAAGATCGGCTGGAAACTTCCGAAACGATATCGGTTGCGTGCTCATGAGCACTATTGGTACCGCAGATTATCTTGCTTGTCAATCTTATTTTGCTTGACACCCTGAAAATAGTTTGCTAATGTTCTGCTCGTCCGACCTTCAAAGGAGAATTCAATGGCAAACAAAGTTCTTGGCTTTCTCGAATCCGTAGGCAGGGGCTTCAAGAAGTTCCTCAGCGCCGTCCTTCCTTATGCCGAAACCGCTGGCGAAGTGGCCGTATCTATCTTTGCTCCTGGCCTTGGCTCGATGTTTAACGCGACTGTGGCTGCCGTGGTGACTGCAGAACAAAATGCCGCCGCTATCGGGAAACAGACAGGCAGCGGAGTGCAAAAGCTGGCTTCCGTGGTTCAGTTAATGGGTCCGCTCATCGCTCAAGGGCTGGCAGACGCTGGAAAGGCCAACGATACGGCATCAGTGGAAGCCTACATCAATTCCATTGTCACGATTCTTAATGCGGCTCCAGCGCCTGCAACAACGAGTTAGGTACAAGTTTTCGTGCGGCGACCCGCACGGGATTAAAACTTAGGTCCGGGGACGGACTTAGTTCTGACTCTAGCCCTTTCGCAGAGGGCCGGAGCGAGGGCTAAAAATGAAACTATACAGGCAAGGGGATGTATTGATTAAGCGGATCAAGGCTGTTCCGCAGACCACAGCCAAAAAGCGCGAGAACGGCATTCTCGCATTCGGGGAAGTGACGGGGCATTGTCACAAGGTTGAGAACCTCAACGAGGCAGAAGTGCTTGAGGTTGGCAATGATCTCTATCTTCGCGTCAGCGAGGACGGCGTCCGTATTGTCCACGATGAGCATTCGCCGATTACTTTGCCGGCCGGAAATTACAGTGTGGTTATTCAAAAGGAGTATTCACCAGCAGAGATCCGGAACGTTGCAGATTGATGTTGGATAAATTGCTAAAGCCGCATCAGGTATTGTGGCTGATGCGGCTGGCGAAGGATGGACCAATGCAAATCGAAAAGCTAACACCGAAACAAGAATCACGTATGGCCGAGTGGCGGGACAGGTGGACCGCCATCGGTCTTAGTACGGAGCCTGCCAATCGGGCAGAAGCGGAACGAGGCATAGTGTTGGCATATGCAGCTGCGAATCTGCCGACGCCGAAAATTGTGTGGTGTGACTCCCCAGCGTCACAAGCACTCACGCGCAGCATCGTTCTCGATTTAATAAAAAACAACAAAGTCAGGGCTTCGGTCAGGGATTCGGTATGGGCTTCGGTATGGGATTCGGTCAGGGCTTCGGTCGGGGATTCGGTCGGGGATTCGGTATGGGATTCGGTCAGGGCTTCGGTCAGGGATTCGGTCGGGGATTCGGTATGGGATTCGGTCAGGGATTCGGTCGGGGATTCGGTATGGGATTCGGTCAGGGATTCGGTCGGGGATTCGGTATGGGCTTCGGTCAGGGCTTCGGTCAG